CTTACATTACCTTTTGTTTGGGAAGCTAATGCGTTGAATATTCCCCTACAACAATGGCGTGATATGGGCCAAATTATTATTCATGGTATGCAAAATTTGAAGCATGCTAATGGAGCTTCGGATTCAGTTACAGTTAGTGCTTTTGTTTGGGCTACAGACGTTACGTTGTCGGTGCCCACTGCAAACGAACCAGGTGCGCTTGTACCACAATCCGGAGAATATCGCCCGCAAGCAGATGAATACGGTAGCGGACCAATATCAAAACCCGCAGGAATTATAGCTAGAGCAGCCGGTGCATTAGCAAATGCACCAGGTATTGGCTTGTATGCTAAAGCCACACAATTGGCAGCTAGTACTGTTTCCAATGTAGCTCGCATGTTTGGGTATTCCCGTCCACCCAATTTATCTGACATACAGCCATATAAACCAACATATGTAGGTAATATGGCCAACACCAATGTGCCCGATTCGTGTACCAAATTGACCCTGGATGCAAAACAGGAATTGACTTGTGATACACGTACCTTCGGTTTAGACGGAACTGATGAAATGACAATCAAATCCATTGCAACACGCGAAAGTTATTTAACGCAATTTGGTTGGTTAGTTGCAGATAGCCCTGAGGATCTGTTATGGAATACTGAAGTATCTCCCGTTGTTTGGGAAGAATTACCGTCTGTACCAGAGGAATTCCACATGCCTGCATGTTGCTTTGCAACACTTCCATTTAAGCATTGGCGTGGAACCATGAAATACAGATTTCAAATAGTGGCATCAGCATTTCACAAGGGCCGATTAAAAATTGTCTATGATCCCTCATACCCTTCCACAAATGAGTACAATACAAATTATACGTACATTGTGGATTTGGCAAAAGAGCGTGATTTTACAGTTGAAATCGGGTGGGGGCAACAATTTTCTTTTCTCCAGCACCGTGATATGTTACGCAATGGGGGTCGCATTTTTGGCACAACAAAGCGTGGATCAGCACCAGGTATATTGGCGAATGGGATTCTTTCAGTTTATGTTGTAAATGAGCTAACAGTCCCAAATTCCACAGCTAATAATGACATAGCAATTAATGTATTTGTGTCAGCGGGGGATGATTTTGAAGTCGCCAACCCAACTGATTTATACATGAATGAGCTCTCATGGTTCGCGCCACAAGCAGGAGAATATGTGCCACAAGCAGGAGAAACACCTGATGGAGATCTAACTACTGACGAATCAGCACCAATGGATACGTCACCTATAGCACTAATGGGACCTAATTTGACTTGTTCAGATCACACGTTAGACGTTTTCTTTGGAGATCCTATAGTATCATTTCGCCAATGTCTGAAACGATACAATTTTCTTCATAATATTCAATTTAGTCAAGAGAGTGATTACACTAGATGGGTATTGAGTGATTTTCCTATGTATTATGGGTATGCTCCAGGTGCAGTTCATGCTACTATTACACCATCACCGAACACCCCGTTTAATTATGCAAAATTGACGTTACTCAATTATATCGTCCCAGCATTTACTTGTAGGCGGGGTGGTTTACGGTGGAAGTATATGTTAACTGGCCATCATGCGGACCTTTCTCAAACAAGTGGATTTATGTCACTCGAACGTGATCCTACATCATCTGCAGTTTATAGTCAAACCGTTATTACATCTCCACGTATTGGCACCACTACAATCAGTACGCGATCCCAAGATAGTCTATCTACTGGAACTAATGGATGGGCAGGTGTTCACGTAGCTCCAACAAGTCTCAATCCCACACTGGAATGCGAATTACCCTTTTATAGCGAGGAGCGTTTTATTCCTGGCAAAAAGGCAAACGTTACTTCTACTGGTACTCGCAACTTCTTCCATAGAGTATGGTGTTATGCTGGTGAAGGTGCAGATTCTACATCAGATTTGGCGATACGAGCTTATGTAGGAGTCGGTGAAGATTTTACATTAGGCTTTTTCACAGGATGTCCAGTAGCATTTTATCAGCCCGTGCCCGTGGCACAAACTTAAAATCCGTACGGTGACCGTACGGTAGGTATACAATTAGACAATTGAGTCTTCTAATGTGATAACCTTCGAGCAGAACGCTCTAGAAAACTATGACCTTGGTTTTCAACCCT